GAAAGATAGTATATGGATATAACCTCATAATAGACCACCCTATAACACCAATAGGAACAGTATCTATTATGACGGCAACAACAACACAAGCAGGAACAATAAACCAAGTTTCAATAATAGGATCATACAGAAATGATGTACCAGACCCAGCAACTGAAATATGGATAAGAAGAAGCACATATGGAGGAACTGATATGGACTGCACAAGCGAACACCTTGATATAACAAACTTCACAGGATTTACAGGAACAGAACAAACAGAAGGTTTCCACGGAGGAGTATATGGATATTTTGGAACATTTACAGGAACAGAATGTGAAGTGGGAGAAGGAGAAAGTTTATCATTCCAAATAAAAACAGATTCAAGCACCGGCTCAGTTGGAAGAACACAAAGCAACCCAGACAATGACAGAAACGCTTGGTTTCAAGTATCAGGAACAGGAGGACTTGACCTCAGCGTAAATATACACCAATTTGAAACAAACGAAACAAGATTCACAAATTTAACACCGGGAGAAGGCCAAACAAGAGCTACAAGCACAGAAAACACACTATACACAGACTTATTTTTAGCAGAGGAAGATTATGTCGCTGATAGCTATGTTAAGATCTCATATGTAAGACAACAGAATTTGCAGAGTGCAGTCGCAAATCAAGACCTGTTATGGACACATATCATACTAGACGACATAATCACTTCCGGATATAATTTTCAATCGACGACCACTGGGGACTTGGGTGCTGAGGGGGTCTACTACTTTAAAGCAACACTCCTCAAACCCTCTTCTTGGTGGTCGTCTGCTTTGTCTTGGTTTAATCCCTTTACAAACTCAAACCCAGATATAATAACAAGCACAACAACCACTTTTATATACGGAGAAATGACAGGGTTTGATAAATTCGTTGCAAGCTCAACAGAAAGCTTTGACGAATTTATAGCAAGCAGTACAACATCTTTTGAACAAGTAAAAACTGCTTGCAACCCTATAAGTGGTTTTGATTTAGGGGTTTGTATAAGTGGACTATTAATACCAAGCCAAGCTGATATATCTAACGCTGTAAACCAGTTTAAGGACGATATATCAACCCATTTTCCTCTCGGATACTTCTCAGACTTCATAAATATAATCTCAACAAGCACAACGAGCAGTCTAACTGTAATTGACGCACAGCTACCAGAAGCTTTGGGATTGGGCACTCCAAGCATTCAGTTAGACTTAGCAAATAGTTTAGATTTTATTTTAAACGCCACAACAAGCCAATTCAGCAACAGCTCAAGCACAGGAGTAAGCTCAACAGCTACCTTTTATGAAACAACAAGCTATTATTGGGAAATAATAGTCTATATTCTTACATTATTTTACCTCCTTTCTCGCTTGATTGGTTCTGCTATAATACCAAGAAAATGATAATAAACCTCTTAATACAATTCATTCTACAACTCCTTTCTGCGGTTTTTTCCATTTTCCCGGAAGTTTCTATAAGCAGTATTCCATTTGCCGGAGAAGATATAGCCGAAATACTATCGGACATGGTTATAACTTGGAATACTTTTATAATCACATTCCCTTATGCAGAAGTTGCTTGGAATATGCTTTTGTGGATTATACTCCCGTTTGAAGCTCTGATGTCCCTAGGAAAATTCTTTTTTGGCTCTAGACTACCAGAAAACAAGATAAATTAGACCTTTACGGCCTTAATCTCGTGTCTACACACCTACTAAAATGACAGAAATCGGAAAAAAAGTATTAAAAGACGACCTTATAAACATATTTGAAGCAAACGAGGGAAGTATAAATATGTATTATGGTCTTATAGGACACGGAAAAACATACTCGGCCACTGCTGATATACTAGATCTTTTGGCTCAGGGAAAGGTAGTATATGCTAATTGGAAAATCGTTGTAGACGATTTTGACGACAGAGAGAGCTTTTGGATTACCCTATACAATACCTTATTCTTTAAAAAAAGATTTTATAGAATACCCTGTGCACAAAATCTCCACTTTTTTGACCCCGAAAATTTTGAAAGCACTGCGGAACTCGTAGAGTGGCTATCAGGGCTCAACGACTGTCATATCTTTTTTGACGAAGGACAAGATATGTTTGATAGCTATGAGGGGACAAAATTTTCAAAATCAAAAAGACGTTTAATTCTACATACAAGACATTACCACAGAACATTAAACATAATCTCTCAGAGGCCTACGGCAATACAAGTATCAGCAAGAGGAAACGTCAACCGTTTCTATAAGTGTGTAAAAATCTCCGGTGGGATTTTCGGGCTACCGCCAAGATTTGCGAGATATGAGTTCCAAGAAATGACAGGCGAAACAGTTGATGAGAACAAGGAACCCATAAGCGTCAAAAAATACTGGGGATCACAGAGGGTTTTTGGTGCATACAATACAGACTATCTAGCGGAAGGGATACCAAAATCTCAAGAGGTATTTTTCGAAGCTTATGACTTGACAGTAGGACAAAAAATCAAGTTATTGTTTAACTTTCTCAGAGGGAAATAAAGTTATCCACAGGTTATCCACATTGATTTTTTCCAAAAAAACACTAAAATAAGGAGCATCTTTTCTAAAAAAAACGCGGTCGTCCCAAACGACCTTAGCGTTTTTTTTGAAAGAAAAGAGCGACTATATTTTAGTTGGGAATGTTAAAAAAAGACAAAAAAAACGAAAAAAGAGGGAAATGTCCAATTTGCTCCTCAAAAACTACCGCCAAAAATCCGCTTGTCGTGTATCACATACGTTATAACCCTCCCCTCGTGATATTGGCCTGCAAATTCTGTAATTTTACTGAATATGCACTCCGGAATAATTATCCACTTCCGAGATGTGCAATTCAGATAAATAAGTATAAGATAGAAAGTATTCCAAGAGCAAAGAAAGTAATTTTATACCATAATAAATTAGGAATAAAAATATGATAATAAACTTATTCCATAGAACAAGACATAGGTTAGCCCAAGCAAAAAGGTTAAGAAAAATGTCTCAAAAGACAATGTTTGGAGGAAAAGCCCACAGAGTAAAAAACACAAATCTATTTAATGGGGTTTGGTTATAAATTTATGAAAAATGGACTCATTATTTTTGTTTTTGCCTGTGCTCTTGGTCTATCTCTTAGTGTGGGCTTTAATTCTGTTTTAGGACAAGAAAAAGAAAAAACAGAATTTGATAAATACGCCACAACAACCATAGAAAATTTAGATACAAAACATTTAATGAACGAAAATTATAAAAATACAAAAGAAATCACAGACCGACTTGACCTCATAATTAGACTTTTAAGACAAAAATAAATTTATGGCGGACACAATACTAACCCCCATAATGACAGACTGGAACGCCCCTTCCGGAGTAGCCACAGAGGACGACTACGAAAGCACAATGAGAGGGTGGAAAGCTTTAGACCAAAACACAGCAACATATTGGGATTCAGATTATGGAACATACCCTAGGTGGATAAAATACGATTTTGGAGAAGGAAATGATGTGATAGTAAATAAATATGGAATAATAACTATAAACGATACACAATACTTACCAGAGGACTGGACACTACAAGGATCAAACAATGATGTAAATTGGGACACATTAGACACACAAACCGACATAATAAGCGGGTGGTCCGGAACAATACCTCAAACTTGGGAAATAGAAAACACAACAAGCTACCGATATTATAAATTAAATATAACAGACGGAAACCATGAACAAAATGATGTAATTATAAAAGAATGGCAATTATTACAAATAGAAGAAACTGAACCGCCAGCGACAGCAACCACAACTGGAGATATAATGGCTCTAGGGAGTATCGTGCTTGGTCTTGGGATAATAGCAACGATGATGTTTATAGGTCTTGTGGGATATATTTTTAATAGAATAAGCAGTAAAAAACCGTGGAAATACTAAAATGACAGCAATTTTAATTTTTTATTTTATATATATAACGTTCGCAATAACCTTCACTTTAATTTTATATAAATTTTTTGATATGATTTTAGATTGGTTTGGAGAAATGAACAGACATAATAAATTAAAAAGAAAATGACCTCCACAAGCACAATAATAATATCCCAAGACGCACTCATAATGTTTATTTTTGCACCACTAATCGCACTTTTTATTTTTATAGTATTTAAAATGTTTGAACATTTTAAATTCTGGTAAGCCTTAGTTTGGGGGAGTTTTCTAAACTTTCTCCCCCAAACTAAGGCCTGTCAGTGCGACAGTGCAGAGAGGTCTTAAGTCGGCTTTTAGCCATTAGCTTAATATGGACAACAAAAATAAAACAACAACATGCCCGATCTAGGTGCAACAACAACAGAAGTGTTTGCCGACATAGGTGTAGATGCTGAAACTATCTACGATACATTTACTGGTCTTGTTGGAACAGCAGTAAGTTTCGGTTTGTGGTTAGTCCAAGTTTCTTGGCCTTTCCTTCTTGGCGTTTCATTTATCTACCTTATGTGGAGAGTTGCCCATAAGTTTATGGGGATAGGACGCTAGGACACGAAAAAACCCACCTTCCGGGGGTTTTCTCGTGGAACGAACTTATACATTATATCAAATGGAAAAGAAAAAAAACAACGTCATAAGGATATTACTCATACTTTTTATCGTTGTGTCAATTTTCCTTGTTAAGGGAAAGATAGTATATGGATATAACCTCATAATAGACCACCCTATAACACCAATAGGAACAGTATCTATTATGACGGCAACAACAACACAAGCAGGAACAATAAACCAAGTTTCAATAATAGG